GATGAATGGGTTATGCCTAAGACTGCTGGTGATTTTATTTCTTATGTTTTACCATACGGAAAAATTGCAAAGACTACTGTAAAGGCTGTAAAGAAGGTTGTTAAGCCTTCTGCTAAGACTAAAAAAGTTACTAAGAAAATAAAGTAAGGAGTAGAGATGCCAGCAATATCATCAGTAATAAAAGCAATCCAGCGTGCTGCCATCTCTAACGAAGCAAAGAAGCGTCTTATGCAGTCTGCTTCAAAAAAGATTACTCAAAAGGATATTAAAGAACTTATCCGTACTGAAATGCAAACTGGCGCACCTAAGTTAGGTCGCGCTGTTCGTAGACCAGATGTAGCAAATGCGCCTAAGCGAGTTGTAGAACGCAGAGGTCAAACTGGAAGTGTTAAGCCACCAAAGGTAGACCCTGTTAAAGAGATTTATAATCTTTATAGAAAAAAGCCTGATACAAAAACTGTAACTCGCTCAATGCAAAAGGACCGTGTTACTCCAGCAGATGTAAGAGCCAAGCGTGCTGCCGCTAAAAGAAAAATTACTGGCAAAGATTCTGTAACTAAACCACCTGTTAAAACTACAAGAACAGAATTAAAAGAACGTCCACGTACTCAACAAGAAATGCGTTTAAAGCGCAAAGCACAAGAAGAAAAAATACGTATTGAAAAACTACGACAAGCAGGAAAAAAAGAATCTAAGGGTCGCGCAGAACGTCAACGAGATGTAGATGACCAAGAAGTACCCCAAGGTCAAACTATCCGTGGCAAGTTTTATCCAGAAGGTACTCCTGGTATTCCAGCACGTTCTACACGCACTGGTAATACTATTAGAGAGCGCTCTCCAAAAGTTAGAGAAGATTTACCGCCAAAAGATGAACTTACTGCAATTAAAAAAGCATTTGCTGAATTAACCAAAGAAGAAAAAGCATTAATGCGAATAGCAGATGAACGTGGTATTCAAGGAATCCTTCGGGAAAAAACTGGTGGAAAACCTGCTGGTCCTAAAGATGCACCAATTCGCAAGCGTTTAACTCCAGAAGAAAGATTAGCAATTTTAAAAAAGCAAGTACGAGCAAAGCGTAAACAAAACAATACAATTGAACAACGCATTGCTGCTGCTCGTAAAAAACTTACACCAGCACAAAGAAAAGCAGTTGCAGAAGCCGTTGCACGAGCAAAAAGGAATAGTAAATAATGCTAACTGATAAGCAAATTTTTGCACGAGTTGCGTCTTTAAAAGACCGCAGCCGTGAACGTGATGGTCGCCATCAAGATGTATTGCTTGTGCGTCAAGGTAAGATTTCTACAGTTTATCCTGATTTTTTTCCAGAAGGTGTAGAGGCTAACGTAGTTGCCAACTTTGTTGACATTGTAGCCCGTGACCTATCTGAAGTTATGGCTCCACTACCAGCAGTTAATTGCTCTGTAGTCAGCCAAGTTAAAGACCGTGCTCGTAAAGCAGCAGACAACCGTACTCGCATTGCTGCTAACTATCTTTACAACTCTGAATTGCAAGTACAGATGTATACAGGTGCAGACTGGTACATCACATTTGGGTTTGTCCCGTTCATTATTGAATTGGACACTGAAGCAAAGTTGCCGCGTATTCGCGTAGAAAGTCCTATTGGGGCGTATCCTGAGTTTGACCGCTACGGACGCTGCGTTGCTTTTGCTAAGCGTTATTCTATGCCACTGGCAGAACTAGTTTCTCAGTTCCCAGAGTATACAAACGCTTTACTTGGTCCTGATGGTTATGACCAAGATATGAATGCTAGATTTGATATTGTTCGTTACTACGACCAGTATCAATCTATTATTTACGTTCCAGACCGCCAGAACCTAGTTATCTCCCGTGCCAAGAATCCTATTGGCAAGATGATGGTTGTAGTCGCAAAGCGACCAACCGTTGACCAAGAGATGCGTGGACAGTTTGATGATGTACTCGGTATTCAGTTGCTTCGCAATAGATTCGCATTACTTGCGATGGAAGCAACAGAGAAGGCCGTTCAATCACCATTGATTGTCCCTGACGATGTGAACGAGTTTCAATTCGGTGGAGACGGAGTTATCCGTACTAAGAACCCAGCAGGTGTTCGCCGAGTTGAACTGCCAGTATCTGGCTCATTGTTTAATGAGCAAGCAGTTCTACAGAATGAACTGCGTACTGGTACACGCTATCCTGAATCACGTACTGGAAATATGGATGCTTCAATCATTACTGGTCAAGGCGTTCAAGCCCTTATGGGCGGATTTGACACACAAGTCAAGTCAGCGCAGGCTATCTTTGCATCTGCATTAAAGACTGTAATTTCACTTTGCTTTGAAGTAGATGAGAAAATCTTTAACGAGCAAAAGTCTATTCGTGGTATTGATTCTGGTAGCCCTTATGCAATTGAGTATCTACCATCAAAGGACATTAAGGGAGACTATTCCGCTGATGTTCGTTATGGAATGTTGGCTGGTCTTAATCCAGCGCAAGGACTTATCTTTATGTTGCAAGCCCTTGGCGGTAAGTTAATCTCCAAGGACTTAGCACAGCGTGAATTGCCATTCGGAGTTAATGTAACTCAGGAGCAGGAAAAGATTGAAGTAGAAGAAATGCGCAATGCGCTTATTGGTTCTTTGAATGCTTCAGCACAGGCTATTCCACAACTTATTGCTAATGGCGGAGACCCAACTACAATCGTTAAAAAGATTGCAGAAGTAATCCGTATGCGCCAGAAGGGCACTCAGATTGAGGACGCAATCAATGACGTGTTCGCTCCAGAATTACCACCTGCTGGGGAAGCACCTATGGTTGAGCAACCGTCCCCTGCTCCCGCCGCGGCTCCAGCAGGTGGCTCTCAACCTCCGCAAGGACTACAAAGTTTACTCTCCAGTCTAACAATGGGTGGAGCAGCGAACGCTTCGGCAAGAACCGTAACTCAAAGATAACTAGGTAGGGGACAATGACAACGCTGGCTGCTTATCAAGGAAACGGTTGGTCTGTAATCGGTTGCGATTCCAGAGCATCTGATGAAGGTGGTCGTCCTATGACGATTGCTACTCATAAGATTGTTGAAAATAATGGATACCTCATTGGGGGTTCTGGTGCTAGTCGTGGTTCTAACATCTTGCAGTTTGGATGGAAACCACCTAAGCCAACTAAGTTAGAGAACTTAGATTTGTTTATGACGCAAAAGTTTATTCCTGCAATGCGCAAAGTTTTCATTGATGCAGGTTATGACATGAAAGAAGACGGGGATGCAGCAGCGCAGGATTCAGATTTTATTATCAGCATACATGGAATTATTTATCCTATCTTTGAAGATTATTCTTGGGACCGCGATGTGCGTGGTATTTATTATGGTGGGAGCGGTGGCGATGTTGCTTTGGGAGTTATGGAGGCTTTACATATTGATAAAGCAAAAACTCCGCAAGATGCGGAAAAAATAATCCGTAGAGCAATAGAGGTTGCCTGTGTGTGGGATATCTATACAAGCCCACCAATCATAACAAAGATTCAGTACGCAAAATGAGTGAGAAGTTCAGGGAGAAAATAGAGCAAGCACTACGAGTTCTAATAGAGGAAGACCCTGAAGGGTCTAACTATATCTGCGCTAACTGGTTAATAATTACAGAATGGGCAGACTATGATGGAACTCGTTACTTGCATACGGAAGTGTCAGAAGCAATGACACCTTGGAATGCCTACGGCATGATGCGTATGGCTAAGGAATACAATAAAGAATCATTCGGCGAACCGCCAGCAGATGAAGATGATGAATTGGAAGAAGGAGATGAATAATGACAACTGCACCAGAAGGTCGTGGTGGCTATCGTGCGCCGTCTAACCCAGCAGCAATTTCAGGTCCTGGCGCTCTTTCTCAACGCACTGATGGTGGACCAACACAAGGTGCAAGATACGTTTCAGGCTTACCATACGGACAAGGACAGCAAACCTACTCAAACCAAGTAGCAGCACCTATGGCTGGTAATCCAATGACTAGCGATTCTATGCCTGCAATGGAAATGCCAACAGAATTAATGGCTCCTACTCAGCGTCCTAACGAACCTATTACAGCAGGTATTGATATTGGTGATGGCCCAGGAAGTGAAATTATGAATCTTCCAAATACTCAGCAACCTATTTCTACAATTATGCGCAAGATTGCGCAGTTTGACCCATCTGGTGAAGCAGAACTTATTTATTCAACACTTGCTGAATACGGGTACTAATGGCACGCATTATAAACCCAATAGTGGGTGAGGTTAATCCTTCGGTTTACAGTGCAGCGAAGAATGCTAACCTACCTCCAGAACAGCAAGTTGCTGTTGAGCAATTATCTTATACTGTTAAAAAAGCAAAAGAACTTCGCGCTCTCAAAGTAGATGATGCTAAGCGTGAGTTTCAAGCATTAACACCTGATGCACAAGCAAACCTTAAGGCTCTTTACCCAACTGCAAAGTTTGTTCAAGAGGACCCAAGTTTAAAACAACGCGCTCTTGGTGCGCTGGGAGCATTTGCTAAGTTTGCATTTAGCCCTATTATTTCGACTGTTGAAGTTGCTGTTGCCTATGGCAGAGCAATCAATACTGGTTATGTAGCAGGTAGAGAAATTTACCAAGGTGCAGACCCGTTTGCTAAAAAAACTTGGGATGATGCTTACATGGGTCGCGATGCTTGGGATGAAGGTGCGATTCAAAACGCCGAAAAAGTACACGGCAAAGAAAACATTATAGTAGCAAAGGGTTTACTATCTGGTAAAACTCCTGGTGAAATTGTTGAAGAGTACGGAACACCAGACCCAAAGATTCTTAGTGCTATTAGTTATGCCTTTGATAATGAAAAAGAGTTTGCTCAAATTATTTTTGATACTAAGGCTGCTGGTATTTCACCAGGTCGTGACTTGTATCGTAGCATTTATCAAAGTAATCAGGCTGCAAGTGGTAATTTAACCACACGTGCATTAACTGGTAAGTATCAGACTGGTGTAACTGGAACTATTGATACAATGTATCAAATTGTTGTTGACCCACTAACATGGATTACTGGCGGA